ATAAACCAACCGCCAATATCCCCACCTTCGTCAGCGATTTGTGCTGCAGCCCCAACAACAGTTTGAGGTATGAACTCTAAACCAGCCATACCATAACGAGAAGCAGTTTTAATTTTATCCGTAACATTGCGGTCAATCCAAGATTTTTTCTTTGGTGCTTTAGGTTGCACATCCAAAGGGGCAGCAGTTAAAGCAATCTGTTTAACCTGTTCATCAGTCAGGTTTGCTTTAGCGGCAGCAAGTTTTACACCTGGGGCTAAAGATGGGAACTGGCTATGTAGTTGACCTACACGCAATGCCTGCTCTGGTGTGCCTGTAATAGCCATCTGGCGACGGCGTTCATTTTCTGCGGCGATTGTTGCCCATATAGCATCTTCGTTTTCAGCAGGTTGCATTACAAACCATTGTACTTGATTGCAGACAAAAGACCTTCAAGGTCATCGTTAGGGTACATGCGGTACAAGGTTTCAAGTTCTTCAAGAACTGGGTTAGACATAGGAAGAATTGATGGTCTGTTGTTCATGATAGGAGCCATCATGTCTTCAGGGCGTTGAGTTGGTGCCATCATGTCAACAACTTGCCCAGCAACAGGGCGGTTAACAGGTGCAGAAGGTTGAGGTGCAGACATTGGAGAGGCACCCATAGGTACTGCTTGTTGTGCAGCCATTTGTTTTCCTGCTTCACCGTATGTTTGACCTGTTGCAGCCTTTGCAGCAATTTTTCCTGCGGGGTTACGCAGGTCAGAACGGTTTGGGTATTCAGCCATTATGCTCCTCCGAGTTGACTAGCAAGACTTAAGACACCACCTGGTGAACCTGGCTGTGCTTCTGCTCCTGCTGGTGGTCCACCAAGACCACCTAAAAGTGATTCTAATGATGCAGGTCCACCACCACCAATAGGTTGTTCAGCACCCATTCCTGGCATAGCAAGTCCTGGCATTGTTTCAGGTGAACCCGCTGGTGCTTGTGCAGCCTGTCGTGCCTGTGCACGCTTCTGTGCAGCCATGATTGCTTGTGAAAGATTCATCTTGTTTGATTGGACTTGCGATGCGATGTATGCAAGGTCATCTGGTTGGTATGGACCGTTAGGGTCTGCTGCTTGTGCCTGAATAGAAGACAACAATGCTGCTTCAATACCTTCAGCAACGAGACGGTCCTTCTCTAGTTCTGGGTCTGAGATGAGAGGGTCTGCTTCACGGGCTGATTCTTTAGACATAAGTCCTGTACCTAGACGCTGACCAAGACCAACAATGAGACTGTTCACATCGGAACCTGCTGCGGAGTATGCAACATAGTGGAAGTCTGTTTCCCATAGTTTGTTTGGTGTGTAATCTTTGATTCCGCCACCCATGCCTGGCATGAAGAATGATTTAGAACTGGCACCCCAATAGGCTTTTTCAATAGCAATCGCTATCTTGTCTTCTTCAATCAGGGATGATGCAAAGATTTCTTGTGCTTCTTGTACTCGGAAGTCTACGGTTGCTGCCAATACACTGTCGCCACGGCGACCTGTACGGATGTTGGTGCCTGATTCTCCACCGAACTCTGCAGGGATTGCACCTTCAAGACGCTCTTGACGCTCTAAACGGTCTAGTGCTGTGTCTGTTTTATACCCAGGATTGGACTGTTGTATCTGGATATCCCCACCTTTAACAACACCTAACTGCCCTGTTTTACCGTCAGCGATTTGAATAATCTCTGGGTTCTCGCCTGGTCGTGCAATGAGGTATTCATCTGGGAAGATGCCACGCTCAATAGCGATTTCAGTAAGGGCTTGCAAACGGGCACGGGTGTAATACATACCAAGTAGACCGTCAAACTGTCCGTGTGGCTTATCAAGCGTAATGCGTTGAGGAACAATAACGAGTGGCATACCTGTACGGTTGCTGACACGGGACAGTTCTACCGATGGGGAACCAAAGTAGGCACTGCCACTGATAGGGTCACGCTCTTTTTCGTAGCCCATAACAAGGGTAACTACTTCGGTTTCGCATACATATTCCAATACAGTGAACATGTCATCTGGTTGTGGTTGTCCTACACGCAGTGTGCCGTTAATCATTGGACCAAAGTTTTGGGTTAGCCATGCGTATGTGCGGCTGTAAGAGAAAATACAATCCATTGGGACTGGGTTGTCAATGTCTGAAACTGGTGCAGGGAATGTATCTAGTGGGTTGCGTAACTGCCACTCTGGGATTCGCTTATCAAAGTTAGGTTTGATGTAGATAGGTGAGTTGCTGTATGCAAGTAAGTGGCGGGCACGGCGACGCATCTTCATGTTCATGCGGTTCTGGTCCCAGATAGAAAGCATTGCACGCTTACGGTCACGAGCCATCTGCATTGAACGGTCTGAACCTTCACGCAATGCAGGGAAATAAGGCACTGGCATAGTGCTTGATACACGCATACTCATCTGGTCAAGACCTTGTACCAGTAGGTTTGCAACAGAAGATTTAGTGTTGCGGTCTAATTCGTTTAGTGGAACAACCACATCGCCGTTAGCAAGTTGGCGTACTTGGCGCATTTGTGAAAGGATAGGACCTTGGGCAGTAACACGCTGGCGGTAGAGGTCAACTATTTCTTCAACTGATTTCATGCGTGACCTTTAGTGTGACTCAAACAATGCAACGATAACATATTAGCCTTACTTAAGCCAGGATGGTCGCCATTGGCGGGGTGGTGGTTTGGATTCGGTGAGGTTCGGAAGGTTAAGTAGAGCCATCCACAAAGCCATAACAATGTCTGTGCCATGTTTCTTATCTCTAGACCATTTAGTTAACTCATCTGAAGCGGCAAGAGTCTTCCAGTTTCCCTTCATAGAAGGCAGGCGTAAGGCTCCCGACCTGATAACTGGCGGCAGTAGCGATTCCACACCCAGTGATTCGTCTAGTTTGTTTCGGCTAGTGGTGTGAGGTACAACATTGACACGGTGGAGGGCTTGCCATTTGCGTACAAAGTCATGGGCTAGAAGGAACCGCTGTGCTGCGTTGATTTCAACAATCCAATGCGAGATGGGGTAGCCCATCTGGTATGACCGTTCCTGCATCCTGTCCATCAGCCCTGAGTATTCACCTGTCATGGTGTCATAACCAAGCACTTCTTCAGCGGATAATTTGACTCGTTCTATGTCTACAACATGGTAAAGGTTTGTATTTGGCTGGTAGATAATCCACACAAATGCCCAGAACATAGTAGGTGAGGGGTCTACAGCGACGATAGATACCCACGGGTGGGCTAAACCTTCAGGTATATACCCTGGTTGACGGTCACCATCTATACATCCTGGGTAGTCCACCCCATCTAGCCCTATACCTCCTGTTATCCAGGTGCGTTGTACCAGTTTAGAGTCCAGGTCTAGGTCTTCTTGCTGGTATACAACTTTGAATACATCTGGTTTGTTGTATCTAATGAAAGATAGGTCTTTCCAAGGTAGACGCTTGGGTTCTAGTAGCGGTCCGTCTGGATACGGTAAAGATTTGAAAGAACGAGATTCTTTACCCGTGTCAAGTTCCTCATAATACGCTTTATAGATGATATGGCGGTACTTTTTTTGCCGTACTGGTACACCTTCAGATACATCTTCAGGGGTAATGACATCTGACCCATCGTAATTGATATCTTCTTCAATGTCGTAGGTTTCTTTGGAGAGACAATGAGCGTAAAGGTCCCCCGAACCGAGTCTTTGCCCGACAACAGCCAGCAACCCGCCTGGGTCGCAACGGGCTTCTGCCACTCCGTCCCATCTTTCCAGAAGTTTGTCCCTAGCCACGCTTTCTCGTGCATTGTCAGGTGAGGCAACATCGTCAAAGAGACATAAATCGGCTCGGTGTCCAATGAACTCTGCTTCAATTCCGTAGGCACGGACAGTTGGCTCTTTGTTGTCCAAGCCGTTTCCGTCAAGTTGCTCCACGACAAATTCTTCTGCCCGCCATAGGGCACCTTTATCGGTTGGTTTGAATCTTCCATAATCAATTGTTAAACACCCTCCAGCATTTATTGCTAATCCTTTTTGTACCATCCCTGGGTCTGGTTCAATTGGTTGTACTCGTTCTAAAGTTTCACGGATACGGCGTGAATACATCTTTGCCATGTTCTGAGATACAGAACCAATCATGACACGAACCCGTCGGTTACGGATAATTGCCCACACAGCCACATCGTGGAACAGGGTTGATTTACCTGCACCTGGTGGGACATTCACGACTACAAATTCTTTTTCTTCGGACTCCAATAGTTTTACAAGAGTCACTGCTGCTTCAACTTGCCACGGGGAAGGTACCCGTCCTAGGTAATACTCACGAAAGAAAGCAAAGTCTTCTTTACCACGGCGGGCTTCGTCACATAACTTGTCATCAGGGACAGCAGAGGGTAAATCAATAGCATCCATGAAAGCGTTGTAGTCATCACGCTGACTGCCACCTTCGTTGCGTTGAACTTTAGATGCTTTAGCGTTTGCTTCTTTACGAACCGCTTCTGCGGCTCTGGCTTTTGCTACCCATTTGGAACCTGTGTTGACATGAATGCCAGCAGTACGGGATGCTTGTGTGATTGTTTGCCCCGATGCAATTGCTGCAAAAAATTTTGCTTTGTCAGCGGGGGAAACTTGTCGTTTAGTTCCCATCGGGTTTTATTCTACCACTTAACTTTGTCAGCCCAATACGCAGCAGACATTTTTCCTTTAGCAATGTTAGAAGCATGACGGTCTTTGAACGCTTTGTTGCGTGCAGAACCGTCAGGAGAACCCTTAACACCTTGCTGACCGAACCGTATCGTTTTTACTTGGTCGCCTACTTTGGCTACAACCACATGAGATTTGGTTGGGTGCTTAGGGGTGGCTTTGGGTTTGTTGTACCCAGTGACACCTGCCCGTTTAAGGCGAGAATCTTCAGGCATTAAAAATCTGTTTTTCTACCTGACGGTAAAGGCTTAGGATATTTCTTTCCTTTCAAGCCTTTACTCCCAGATTTCTTCAAAGCACTATTAACTTCTTTTACCACTTTTTGTGTACTTTTACCTTGAAGTGTAATTTCTTTAGAAACTTTAATTGGCTTACCAGAAACAACAATAGGTTCATTACGACCTGCACGACCAACAGACTTAGTAGCGGGGTCTATCTTTTTTACAGACGAACGGGGAACTTTGCCAACATAGATTGAACCTTTATCCCCTGAATAACCTTTTGCTGATTCGGGATGCAAAACAGAACCTTTGGCTTTAGGGTTAAAAGCCCAAACAACATTTTCTTTTGGTGCGTCTTGAGAACCTTTTGTTGGGTTAATTGTTTTAAGATTCTTAGTTGGTGAACCATGAATAACGGTTTTACCAAATTTGTAACTGTTCATGGCGGCTGAATAGCCTTTTCCTAAAACTGCTCCACCGAGAACTGCTTTACCCATTTGGCTGTACCCACGGGCTTGTTCATTGCGGGATTTGGCAAACCCTGCAATTCGTGCATCGTCTTCTTTTTTAGTACGAGCAGTTGAGGCAGATATTGCTTTACCTGTAGGTTTTGGTTTCTTAGCCATTACTTTTTCTTTTTAGGAGCCATCTTAATTTTTTTGCCTGTTTTCTTAGCCGCTACTTTAGCGTCTTTCATTCCAGCGTCTGTGTATGGGAACTTCTTTTTTCCTACCTGAGGCATTATTTTTTCTTTGATTTTCCAGCAGGGCGCATGTTTGGTTGGATTTGTGGCATCCGCTTGGAAGTATCAAAATTTGTTGAAGAACCTCTAGAACCTTTAGGGTTGCTGCCGTAAGGCTTAAATCCTGGGCGTTGTTCTGCACGATTAACCTCTGTACGAGAAGTAACTTGCTTCTTTTTACTTGGACCTGAAGGTGTTGGTTGTTTTTTTGCGGGGGCTTTTTTTGCTGCCATGATTCTTCCTTAAATAACTATGAAGTATTCGTTGATAGTAACACACCATGTGCTACGATGATGTCAACTTCACAAGACCTCCACGCTGGGATAGCGTCAAGGCAGGCAGGGTCGTACATCGGTTGCATGATGCGGGACATTTCACACCAGGGAACTGGGGTAGATGTTTCCTGCAATCAGACAAGACCGTTATGTACCCCTTAGTTTTGTTGCGTAAGAGAAACAAGCAGCGTGAACAACGACATATGTTCAACCTTTCAGGTGTCGGCTAAAAGAATTTGGCTACGGCGACCTTGGTATCAATGTGATACCTAAACCGTGGGGGAGGCTAAGACAAGACTGCTAGTCATCAGGTTCCGCTAAAGCGGCTAACGCCCTTGGCTACGCCAGCGGTTGTTTGCAAAGAAGCAGTCACAAAGTCTAGGTCCAACTTCCAAGTCGGTGGTTTTCTTTTTTTCTTTCCTTGCCAACTTAAGCAGGTAGTTTTCCAGTTTGGAAACTCCTCCTCCCTCCCCACCCAACCGTATAACACCACGCAGAGTGACCAACTCACCACACAGAGCAACCACCAAGTTACACACAGCAAAAGAGTGAAACCGTAACTCACCGATA